TATTGTAACATAATTATAACATACATATTTCTATAGGTCAAGGACTAATTTGAATTAAATTAGCTTTATCTACAGGGATATGAAAGAAAGGTTCTGCCAAGTGTGGTGAGCCTTTAGGTTGTTTAGAGTTCTGTATCTTTCCTACACTTGATTCGTTTACAAGACTGTCTTTAATAAACCAAGCTTGCTTACAAGTTGTATTGAAGACAACAAAATATAAATCATGGTCTGGGTAATCTTTCTCCTTTCTATTTATTAATCTTTGTTTACGTTGAGGAATACGTACTTCTTTCCAACTCTCAGGCCAGTAAGTATCCCATTGATTTTTTATCTCAACCTCAAAGAAAAACTTCTCATCTTTACCTTTGACTTTTTTATTAGCTGAGACATCAAAATAATAATCTTCTTTGTCTACAATGTCAGTAAAATTATTTACTGTTAAGTAATTAACCATAGCTTTCTTAGCTCTGGCATCATTCTGATTATAAGATTGTCTATCAAATGGTCTATTGTCATGTGGCATTAGTGTGTCTCACTCCATGTTGTTCCTATTTTATACTCACAATCAAGAGGACATCGAACCTTAAGTGTACGCTGTGTCTCTATCATTGCATCTCTAGTAATCTGACCAAACCTTTTAGCATCTTTCTTAGCTACCTCAAACTGATACTCATCGTGTATAGATGCAACTAACTTAGCATCAACACCTGACTTACGTATACGTTGTGTAATATGTACAAGCCATTGCTTACATATGATAGCACCTGCACCCTGTAGTAAAGTATTTAATGCAGCATGTTCTGATCTAATGTGTAACAGTCTACCATCAAGAGCAGGTATAGTACCACCCTTACACCACTTAGCAACATCATCTCTGAGCTTCTTAAGCTTCGGCATGTTAGATAAGAACTTAGTAATCAGTTCTTGTCCAGCTTTAGCAGAGCCACCAACAACCTTACCTATCTTAGCAGGGCCAGCACCATAAAGGAAAGCATAGATAAAAGTCTTAGCTTGATCACGATCAGTAAGTCCAGCAGCTTTCATGTTAGCAGTATGTACATCACCATTGACAACTTCTTCAGTGAAGTTAGGATCATTCATGTAGTGTGCTAGACATCGTAGCTCTAACCCAGATGCATCTGTACCAATCAAGGTATGTGTATCTGGATTAGAGATTGTCCATAACGATCTACATTCTTTGCCATAAGGAGAATACACTGCTGGCACTTGAGCCATGTTGGGAGAGTTATGTGCCATCCTGCCTGTCACGGTTCGTAGCGTCATCACTCTACCTCTGACTCTATTATCTTCTTGACATGCCTTGATCCAAGCTTTCAGTAGGCCAGTACGTTTCTGTAGTAGAAAGTATCTGCTAAACATCTGTGCTTCAGGCATGTTAATCTTAGATAATATTTCTTCACTCACTATTACATTACCCTTCTCTGTATGATGCGTAGGTTGCCAGCCTCTCTCCATCAATCTATCAGCTATCTGTTTACGAGAACCAATATTGAATGGTATGTACTTAGTCTTGGTCTTCATTACTACTTCAGTAGGTTCAAATATTTCTTGGGCTTTGTCCTCCAGTTCTTGTTGCTCTTCTTCTAGTGTGGCAAGAAAGCTCATGGCATCACGTAAGTTAAAAGAAAAACCATTTCTTTCTTGTTGATCTACTATAACTCTTACTTTTCTTTCTAGTTCATAAGACTTAGAGGAGAACTTAGAACCTTCCTTCTCTAACTCTTGGGCTACCTTTCTGGTAATCCTTACGTCTTGCTTACAATATTCAAGCATCTCAGGTGTATAGTAATCAAACTCTGTGAAGTCTCCCTTCGGAAAGTTAAACCTCTCACCCCAAGCCTTGAGTGAATGTCCCTTATCTCTGATAGGATTATATAACTGTGATTCAATAAGAGTATCTCTAATCTGTGATGGTTTAATACTTGATCCTGTTAAACGATTAAGAACAGGAGCATCAAAGCTTATACCATTGTGCATGATAAACTTATCAATCATCTTAGACCAAGATGCAAACTCTTTACATTCATCTTGTACCCATACCTTTTCTTTACCAGTGGCATAGTCACAAGCTACAATGCAATGTATCTGAGTTGCATCAAGGCTATCAGTTTCGATATCAACTATTGCTGTTACCATAACTATTATCCTATCTAGAGTTGAGCTTCATCTTCATCATTATTATCGAATGGATTATTTATCTCTGACATTCTACCAGTTTCTTTATCATAATGCAAGTGACAAGTTACACCAGTGTCACCAGTATATCTATTCTTTAAGATACGTAGGACAGTAGTGTTAGCTTCTACTTCATCTTGAGCCTGTTGATTACGCTCTAGTGCAATCACACTATCAGATAGGTGAGCAATAGATGCAGACCCTCTGAGGTGTGAGAGAGATACTTCCCTACCATCTTCGTGACCTCTATCACCTGATGGCCTACGTAGATGACTGACTAGTAATAAACCTATGCCTGTCTCTTCAACAAGAGAACGTAGCTTAGTCATAAGAATATCAATAGACTTACGTTCATCTCCATTGTCTTCTTGACCTGATACTAAGATAGATAAGTGATCAAGGAATACCCACTTACATCCTAAACCTTTAGCCATGTATCGTACTCTGCCTAGTATCTCATCGTTAGAGATAGAACCAAAGTGATCAAAGGCAAAGAACCTACCAGTACCCACAGTCTTTTCTTGCCATACCTTTAGCTGATCCCTAGTAAACTGATCTCTAATCTCTTTGATATACAACCTAGCATTAGCTTCGACTGACATGATGTTAAAGGCAGTGTTACGTATGTTTTCTTCCATAGCTAGGACACCAATGTTATCCTTACTATTCACCATAATGTGATGCATAAGCTCACGTATGATACTAGACTTACCCATGCCAGCACCACTAGTAAACGTCACTAGCTCACCAGTACGCATACCATATGTCTTCTCATTAAGAGCAGTCCAAGGATAGAGAACTGTCTCACAAAACTTCTCATCGTATAGGCTATCACCTAGTTCATCTAAGTTTCTAATACCTGCTGGTGTAAAGTCTTTAGCATCCCACCACTTGTCCGAGAACTTCTGTCGTTGATTAGTCTTAAGATATTCATTGGCATCTTTTAGTTCTAACTTAACTATCTTACATTGGTTAGGCTCAAAGAGTGTAGCACATTTCTCTGATGCTTCACGACCAGCCTTGTCATTATCAAAACATAATACTACCTTATCAAACTTACTTAGATAGTCGAGAGACTTCTGACAATTCTCAAAGGCAGATGCTGCACCATTCTTGATTGATACAACAGGCCACTTAGATCCTAGCATCTCATAGGCAGACATAGCATCTATCTCACCTTCACATACTGTAATAAATTTCTGTGGCTTGTTGAATAGATGTTGCCCGAATAGTATGGAGCTAGATAAGTTACCTTCAGACCAGAACTTTTTATTCTGTACCTCTCTAACCTTAGATGCAATGTGGTTACCACTATCATCTACATACTTATAGATGTGGTGAGTTGTCATGTTACCTGTCTTCTTAATCTCTACACCATATCTCTGTGCAGTTTCTTTCTTAATCTTTCTCTCAGGTATGTCAGATAGTATACCTCTAGTCTTGATTGTACCACTAGCAGGATTGCTCATGGGTATTACTCTTGACTCTTGTTGCATATTATTTCCTTTCTTGTAAACTTGGCAACTGTAACAATACGTATGACCATCGGGGTATGTGGCGTTGGCATCACTAGAACCACACTCTTCACATGCACCCATTCGTGCTGTATCAGACATGATAAACTCCTATAGTTTTTTTATAGTATACTTTACATCAGGTGAGTATCCCATTGCAACAGTTAATGAATTACGATACTCAAGTTCTTCTTCAGCTATCTTCTGTGAGCTATATCTTTCAACAACAATATCACCCACATCTTTCTCTAGGATTAATGCCCATTTATTTTTCTTCATATTCTTGTTCCCATAACTCATTAACAAAGCTTACCTTTTCTTCCATGATGTCTTGGAGTTCTATCTTGGCAAAGTGATTTGCTTCAGTCCGATCATACCCTTCATCTTCATACTCACGTAGAAGTCTTTTGAATATAGATCTTCTTTCTCTTTCCCATAAGTTTTTATCCATCTTTCTCTACCCATTTAGTTCTATCAGATAAACCTTGTTCTCTCCTTAGTCTAGCATTATCATCTCGTAGTTCTTGTAACTGTATCTTTAATGTTCTAATCATATTATGTAACTTATTCTCTACTTCTAATTGATTCTTAATCATAGCATACTCCTATTGTTTTCCTTTGTCAACATAAAAGATATGTGATCCTACTCTACCTAACTTAATAAAGGTAGGACTACGTGACCAATGGGGTGACACCTTCCAAGTGTGGTAGTGTGTAGCTCCCATTGTCTGCTCTAACATAACACCTTGTAATATCAGTTCAGATGTATCTATAACTTCTAATAGGGCATCCAACTCCTTATACTTCTCTGACTTACCATCACAATAGTAACTGAACTGACATCTATTTCTTATTAAGTTTCCCTTCCATTTCTTAGCTTGGTGTACTACATCACATACAGTATTAGGATATCTTTTATCCTTAACCCTTTGTAATATAACATTTCCTACAGCTATTTGAGCTACGAATCCTTCTGACCTAGCCTCATGATAGATAGCTTCTACCATACATTCGATGTCATACTCACTAGCTTTAGCTTTATCTATAGTTAAAATAAATGCTATCATAAAAACAAATAACATTAACACATAGTATAATATAAATCTCAATGCAACCTCACAATCTTTGTATCATAATTAAGTTCATCTTCTAAACCTAAATGAGATAGGAATCTTACAGCATCTTCTTCTTTCTTAAACTGTTTAACTTTTAATTCATGTTCGTCTGGTAAGATAGATATGTTTTCTATATCAAGTGGATCTATATCCTCTTGTATTATTATATATGACATTATAATAATAACAATATAGGATATATAAGTGTACCTAAAAAGATTAATACTTCCATGTTATATTCCTCCTACATTTTCTCTCATGATATCATTATGATTAAGTTCTGTCCAATAGATTTCTAATGCTTCAGTCTCTTGATGTGCCATGAACTGATGGTACTCACCTGCTGGTACGATAGATAGGTCACCTGCATTCAGCCATGTGCTATCCACTAGCTTATAGTCCTTCCATCTCTTGATCTCTAGCTCACCAGAGATAACATAGAAAGCATTGATCTTAGATTGATGAGCATGTTTACTACAGTACCCACCTAACTCTATGTTGATACGGTGTATCTCTACGGCTGGTGATTGTAGCAGTGGGATAGTCTGACCCCATACCTTACCTTCTTTAATCAT